CATGTTGGCCGGGCATCTGAAGATGACGGTCGGCGAGCTCGAGCAGCGGATGGATTCACGCGAGCTGTCGGAGTGGCTGGCTTTTGCCCGCTACTTCCAGCCGCTAGACAACTCATGGGCTCAGACTGGAGTGTTGGCCAGTGCAGTGCTGGCACCGCACTCACGCCGAGGCCAGTGCCCAAAGCCAAGAGACTTTATTCCGACCGAAAGACCACCGCAGCACAAGACGCAGATGCTCGACGTGCTGGCCCAGATGAAGATCGACTTGGACGGCAAATGACATGAGCACGGCACTCGGACTAGCGATGCAGATCAGTGCCAATACGGCACAGCTGGCCCAGGCCGTGGCCGATGTGAACCAAAAGCTGGACTCCATGGGCGAGGCCGGCAAGAAGGCGTCGGCCGATCTTGGCACGCTGAAGAACATTGAGATTGGCAAGTTGGCCCTGGGCGGGCTCCAGGCTGCCACGTCTGCTTTTCTTAGTCTCTCGGGTGCCGTGACTGGTGCCGTCACTTCTGTCACGTCTTTCGCCTTGAGTGTTGGCGAAGAGCTCGACGCGTTGAACGACGTGGCCAACCGCACCGGCGTCGGCGTTGAGGCGTTGCAGGCTTACGCCAGGGCGGCCGCTGACACTGGCGTGAGCGTGGAATCGTTTGCCAAGCAGATCCAGAAACTGACGATCAACATTGGCAAAGCGACGCTCGACGAGAAGGCGCAAAAGAAGTTTGAAGAGCTCGGCATCGTGTTCACCGATCTCAAGGCCGCTACGCCGGAAAAGCAGTTCGAGATGGTTGTCGATGCGTTGGCTGGCATTGCCGACCCCGCCGAGCGTGCCGCCAAGGCCGTGCAGTTCTTTGGCAAGGGCGGCATCGAACTCGGCGAACTCTTCACGCTCGGGCCTGGTGCTCTGACGCAGATGCGGGAAGAGGCTGTCTCGCTGGGCCAGGTGGTGAGCGAGGACGCCGTCAAAGCCATCGACAGCATGAATGACTCGTTCGCCACCGTCTGGGCAACGGTCAAAGGGCTGGCAGGGTCGATCCTGGGCGAGCTTGCTGGCCCGATTAGCACGATCGCTCAAGAGCTTCTGGGCGTGATTAAGCAGGCCGGGCCGCAACAGATCGCCCAGCAGGTGGCTCAGGGCTTGCTTGATTTCATCCAGTTGGCCGGCAATGCGTTTCTGGAACTGGCCAAGTTCATCGAGGCTTTCGTCAAGAAGTTCGCCCCGATCCTTGGGCTGGATATTCGGAGCGAGACCGAGAAGGAATTGGACCGGCTGCGAGCCGAGCAGCAGGCTGCCGTGCAGGGAGCCGGTGCCACGGTCGATGGCTTCGGCAGGCCGCTGGCGAATGCGGCAGACGTGGAAGAAGAGAATAGGAAACGTACCGAGCAGATCGCCCAACTCGAGGCGCAGATTGCCGCCGAGGCGGCTGCCGGTGTTCTCAGTCAGTTCCAGGCCAACTTCAACGCTGCCATCGACACGGCCCGCACCAAGCTCGAGGAGAAGATGCAGGCCGGCACGCTCACGGAAGAGGACAGAAAGCTGCAGGAAGCCCAGCTGCGTGAGCTCCAGCAGTTCAACAGGAACGGCCAGATCGGCACCGTGGAGATCCTCAACTAGCCATGGCCGTCATCTCCTACCGCGAAGTCATCCCGCGTACAGCGTCGCACAAGTTTGGCGAAAGCCCGACCGCCGAGCGGAAGTACATCGTCACAGTCGATGAGCCGACGCCGACGCAAACGCTGGTCAACGCTGTCGGGATTTTCCACGCGGCCGCCCACCCCGAGTTTTCGTACCTCAAGTGCCTGAACATTCAGGTCACGGAGACGGATCGGCATCACGCCGAGATCACGTACAGCTACGAACTGCCGAAGCAGGAAGAACTCGACCCAAATCCGCTGGCACGTCCTGACGTGTGGTCGTTCTCTACCGGCGGTTCCCAGGTGCCGGCGCTCGTCTACTACGACGGCAGTGGCAACGGAACCAAGAAGCCGCTGCAGAATACAGCCAAGGATTTCTTCGAGGGGCTGACCACGCTTGAGGCGGAAGTGCGGGCGTCGATCTCTGGCAACCGCCCTACGTTCCCGCTGGCCAATGCGGCCGCAGTCACGAACAGCGTGAACTCGTCTTCTTACCTGGGTGGTGCCGCTCACACCTGGCTGTGTGCTGGGATCAGCGGGCAGCAGGCCACCGAAGTCGTGAACGACGTGGAGTTGCGGTATTGGCAGATCACCGTCGAGCTCGTCTATCGGGCCAGCGGTCACGATCTGCTTCTGCCGAATGTCGGTTGGAACTATCTCGAAGGCGGCGAGAAGAAACGCGTCTGGGTAAAAGACCCAGAGTCTGGCGAGAAGGTGGCGTCCGGCTCGCCGCGTGCCCTGACCACTGCCGGTGGGCTCAAGGCTGACGATCAAGAGCCCGACATTCTCACGCGACGCGTCTACCCAGAAGCAGACTTTTCCAATTACTTCGGCACGCCGCCGTTCTAAGGAGCACCGATGCCCGACATCAGTTACACGATCACCGGCCAGGTCAGTAAGGGTGCCCTGTCGCAGTCATTCGCTGCGTCTGGCGTCACGGCTGACATCGCCACGGCTGGCGTGCTTTCGGTCACGCTGAACCTGGGTACGGCCGTCACGCAGATTTCCACGGCCACTCTCGGCTCGCTTGGGCTGTGTTTCGCCCGTTCGCTGGCAAGTGCCACGACGCATACGGTGAGCTTCGGCCGCTACGCCGGCGGGAAGGCACCCGCCTGGTGCTCACCGTGTACGAGGACTGAGCCTTGGCACAAAAGCCAGACGGCAAGGCCGCGAAGACCGAGCGGGTGACATTCACTCGCCCGGCGGCAGAGCGTATTGCCAAGATCGTTCGCCGCGTCGAGCAAGGCGAACGTGGGGCGGAGCCGCTGACCTTTGAGCGTATCGGCGGCGGCGTGCCGTACCGTCTGAGCGTCGCCACGTTCACGGGGGCATGGGCGACTGGCGAATCCAAGACGGTGACGCTGGTTGGTAGCACAAACACGGCGACGGTCTACAACTGGTGCAACGCAGCAGAGGATGGCGGGCACGTCGTTTTCGGCAAAGCCAGCGGCACCAACAGTGCCGTGGAAATCACCATGGGCGGCACTGCTACCTGCCGCATGACGCTCGGTGGCGTAGACCTGACGGAGTTGTCTGGCTACGACGCTGCCTCCATTCAGTTGCTCGGGCATAACACCACGGGGCCGTGCCTTGAGTGGTACTCGATCGCCAACTGCTCGACCGCCACATGACGCAGATCACATTCCAAGACGGGCAAGTTATCCTCCGTGACGGCCTGGTCGGGGCTGGACTGGAGTGCTGTTGCGGATGCTGCTGCATTGACGGCGAGAAGGATCCGTCGAAGAAGTCGCAGTCAGCATGCGAACAGGCCGGCGGCGTGTGGACTGCCGGCGTGACGTGCGACAGCCCGTGCATGTGCTGCTCGTACCGATACCTGTGCCGCGAGAAGGTCTGGTCTTACTTTGAGTTCGACTACTCGGTCAAAAACGCGCAGAACCAGCCGATCCGGCAGTCCGACATGATCCCAGCGGCCCAGCCGCCAGGGACGCTCTACGTCTGGTCTGACTATCAGGCGTCACAGCCTGGAAGCGGTGCCGCTGGGTGCGCCGGAACATCTCCAGCACGCCAAAACCACTTTGCATCCGGCCACTGTTTCATCCCGGACTACTGCGTTGAGCAGTGGACAACTGCCTACGCCTCGCAGTGGTACTTCCGACTGCGTGTCGTGGACGACTGCGACGAATGTGGATCTGCCTACAACTACCCGTTCGTGCAGCCTGGGGCGGAGGAGGAGTGTGACGGCAACACGCAAGTCTGGACTGCCCCGTGCTTTACTGGTGCGGAAAGTATTTCCTGCACGCAGATCACGAGGCAGAACTGCCTGTCGGTTGGAACATACGGGGCGTGCGCCGATTCGCTCGACATATCACTGTGCGAGAACCCGCTCCCATGATCCGCTGCCGGCTGCATCACCTTGAGGCCCGGTGCCGCGAGCGTGGCTACTCGCTCGAGCAGGTGCGGCCATGCATCGTGAGCCAGGACGGCGACCGCCTGGTGGTAGACGAGACGCACAAGGCGTATCCGCGAGCGAAGCCCGGCCTGGGCGACATGGTTAAGGCGGGACTGTCCGCTGTCGGAATCACTGAGGAGCGAGTCAGCAAGGCTATCGGGCGGCCGTGTGGCTGTTCAAAGCGGGCCGAGCAGCTGAACGCCATCGGCCGCAAGATCGGCATCGGTTGACGCCCCCGCTAGGGTGGCCGGTGAAAGGACTCTCGCCATGGCCGGCTGGCTGATCGCACTCACCGGATTCGTCTACGCCTACGTCGCGGCAGATCTCGCGTGGCATGGGAAGTCGGGCCTGGCCATCGCGTACCTCGGCTACGCGTTTGCGAACGTCGGTCTGTACATGGCGGCCACAAGGTGACGCATGCCCGACGATCACGTCTTCACCTTGAACGGCGACGAGCGGTGGCTCATCCGGTTCACCACATTGAAGGGTGCGGCCTACGGCTACACGTTCTCGCAGAAGGCGAAGAACCCGCGAATCATTCTGGACGCTCGCATGCGTGGGCGGAAGAAGCTCGAGGTGCTGGTGCACGAACTGCTGCACGCGTTGAATCCGACGCAGAGCGAGGAGCACGTCGAGCAGCAGGGCAAGGATATCGCCAGGGTGTTGTGGAGCCTTGGCTATAGGGAGGTGCAGGATGGCCTATGACCGTGGCGACGCGATCACGAAGATGGCCCGCGAGTTGTGCCGCAAGCATCCCGATGCACCGTCGCAAACGCTGGCTCGCCGCTTGGTGAAGGAAGCGAACGGTGCAATCACGCTGCACCAGGCGAGGCTGCGTATAACCAGGCAGTTCGGCGTGCAGGGCAAACAGGCTCGCGGCCAGATCAAGGCGGCTGCTCCGCGAGCGAAACGCCAGTCCGGCGAAATCTACGCCATGCCGAAAACATTGGCCCAGCCGTGGACGCCGCACGTTCTCGACGTGCTCGGGCCTGTCGGGATTCTGTCCGACGTGCATGTGCCGTATCACTCCGAGATCGCGGTGGCTGCCGCCATCGGCTTTCTCAAAGAGCAGGAACTATCTGGCCTGCTCTTGAATGGCGACATCGCCGACTTCTACGCCATCTCGCGGTACATGAAAGACCCGACGCAGCGAGACTTCAAAGGCGAACTCGAAGCGGTGCGGCGTTTCATCGAGTGGCTGCGACAAGAGTTCCCGAAGATTCCGATTATCTACAAGCTCGGGAACCATGAGGACAGGTGGCAGCATTGGCTGTGGCAACACGCCGCCGAGATCAGCGACGATCCGCGAATGTCACTCTGTGCGTGGCTTGATCTCGACAAGCACAACGTGACGCTTGTGGATGACCAGCGGCCGGTGATGCTGGGGAAGTTGCCAGTGCTGCACGGCCACGAGCTGCCAAAGGGAATGGCGGCCCCGGTGAACGTCGCTCGAGGTGCCTTCCTGCGGACGCTCTCGACTGTTCTGGTGGGACATTCTCATCGCACGAGCAACCATGCCGAGAGCGACATGTGGCACCACGAGACGGCGTGCTGGAGCACCGGCTGCCTGTGCGACTTGCGGCCCGAGTACGCGAAGTTCAACCGCTGGAACTGGGGCTTCGCCATGGCCACGATCCACAAGGGTGGGGCCTTTGACGTGAACAACTATCGCGTCATGAGCGACGGCACCGTGCGATCCGCTTGACGCAAGCCGCAGACTGCGACTTTCGCAATTCGCGATTCACGAAAGGGACACCATGAGCACGACACTCGAAGCCGCCAACGACGCAATGCGGGCGGCAGTGAAGACCAGGCTGGCCGCGACGCCAGCGGATGACCCGAAGATGCAGGGCTATGTGTCGCAGCCAGCGACAGAACCTCGGGACATTGATGCAAGTACCGAGGATTTGCAACACGAGAGCGAGACTTATGCCGAGTGGGACAGGCTGGCAGACGAACCGTTTGCCAAGCACTTGCTCGATCGGTTGCGTGGCGACGGGCTGACAAAGCCTCACAGCACCAACGGCAGTGCCGAGTGGCTTGACGCCCTGGAGCGTCTGCGGGCGTTGCACCACGAGAAGACCGCCCAGTACGGCGGTGCCGAGGACGCCTTCGAGAACGTCACCGCCTCGGCGAAGTGCGGCGTGGAACCTTGGCGACGGGCACTCTGTGACCTGAGCGACTGCGTCGTGCGGATGCAGAAGTATGCCCAGGGCCAGCCGGTGGACCCGACGAA